CGTTCTGAGTTCCGTGAGAACGGCTGGCTCAATACTGACGAGATCCGAGCCGCTGTGAAGGCATACCGCCTTTACAAGGGTAAGGTAAACATTGACGAGGTTGTTGAGAACTTCAACATGTTCTCGGGAGAGGAAGAATGATTGTGGAATACACTAAAACGCGCGAGAACGCTCACAGCCCTCAGCGCGCTAATCCATCGGATGCAGGTCTAGATGTATTTTATTCGGCCACCGAATCACAAGAGATTATCGCGATTCATCCCGGGATGAGCCAGCTTATTCCAACGGGATTGCGATTTGGAACGCCGCACGGCTATATGCTTGAGGTGAAGAATCGTTCAAGCGTAGCATCTAAGTTTAGTTTGATTGTTGGCGCATGCGTGATTGATTCTGGTTATGATGGAGAAGTCTTCGTTAATCTTCATAATATCGGTCGCGAGACCCGTATCATCCAAGATGGCGACAAGATCGCACAACTTGTAATGATCCCTGTCGTGCCTTTCAATCCATGCGAGAACAGAGGCGGGGATCTCTATAATTATCCCATCACAATCAGCAACAGGGGCGACGGAGCCCTAGGAAGCACAGATGAATAAAGAAACACAAAAGGCAATGTTTAGTTCAAAAACCGGAGAGTGGGCAACCCCTCAAGAGTTTTTCGACAAGCTTAATTGGCGCTTCGGTCCATTTGATTTGGATCCGTGCGCAACGCCGCACAATACAAAATGCGCGAATTTTTACACAGAGGCAGAAGATGGGCTCTCTAAGGATTGGTCGGGTCATATCACATTTGTTAATCCTCCATACGGAAGAGGTATTGACAAGTGGATCGAGAAAGCCTGGAACACAGTTAAAGATGGAAAATCTAAGGTGGTTATGCTTATCCCGGCGCGCACTGATACTAAGTATTGGCACAATTATGTGATGAAAGCTTCAGAAATTTATTTTATTAGAGGAAGATTAAAGTTTGGAAACAGCAACAACAGCGCCCCATTTCCATCAGCAGTGGTCGTATTCCACAGGAACAGCCAACCGCAGAGGTTTGGAGCCATGAATCGGTGATTAAAAAAGGAGAAATTATATGTCACAAGAAATTTTAAATGCAGCAATTATGCAGCTGCGATCCAAAGCCTTGGAGGCTTATGGAGTTATCAAGGATATGTATCAGCGGCCTTCCCAAGAGGGAGATGCAGACAAGATTGCTACATTATCGCTTAGGCTTGCTCAGTTAGAAGGAGGGATGATCACACTGCAGCAGTATGCACCGGAGATCATTGCTTCGTCTGTAGCCCCTGAAGTCGAAAGTGGGCCTTCAGAAGATCCGGCACCCCCGCCGACAAGCGATGAAAATGTTCCTGATAGTGGGGCGCCAATAACCACTGAAGAAGATCTAGCTGCGCGTTCTCCTACTTATCGTCGCAGCCAGAAACGCAACAAAAAGGATAAGTCGTGAATCGCAAGCAACGCCGGGCGATGGAGAAAAGGGTGGGTAAAGATAACGCTCAAAAACTTGCCGAAAAAATTTTCCAGTTTGATCAATTACCCGACGCTTGTTTGGCTTGTACAAAGCCATACGACAAGAAAAGCAAGAAGATGGCATCCACTTGGAATGTGGTTGCGGCTACCGATGCGGTGCGACTATATTGCCCGGAATGTTGGGAAACAGCGCGCCGAGTAGTAAAAGAATATAAGAACACTAAAACTATCAAGGATTAAACAAATGAAGATTGCCCGATTATCAACACATGCACTTAAAAATGTAATTCAAGGAAGCACAGAACATCAGTTTAAGTGCGTTATCAAATTTTATTCAAATGAATGCGCTTTTTGTCATAATCTTCAAAAAGATTATCATGCAATTGCCGAAGCATTTAAAGATGAGGAGCTTTATTTCTTTGCTTTTAATACCGCTGAGGAGCCCAATTTAGATGAAGTGATCAAAATTAATGGCGTGCCCACTATCGCATTCGTAGATGTGAAAAAGAATTCATCTGTCTCCATCCTAGAAGATCCGCCAGATCCAAATGATGAGACATGGTATGACCCCGAGGATATAATGAATTTTGTAGAGGATAGTTTAAATGGATAAAGCTTATTCTTATGACGATGTGCTGCTTGTTCCGCGATACTCTGATATCCGTTCGCGCGCAGAAATTGACATATCCACCGATTTAACAAAGGGAATAAAACTTCAGCTACCCATTCTTGCTTCGCCTATGGATACGATATCGGAAGGAGCAATGGGTTCAGCAATGGGGAAAGTAGGCGCTAGCGCCATTATTCATCGCTATAACACCATTAAAGAACAGGTGAATGAGCTAAACAGAGCAGCGCCACCACGCGTGATCGGTGGCGCTATTGGCATTTCGGGAGATTATCTTGAGCGAGCTTCCGCGCTCGCCGCGGCTGGTGCTGATTTTGTATGTGTTGATGTGGCTCATGGTCACCACATCATGATGAAAGAGGCTCTTTTAGCTTTGCGCCGTATGTTCGGTGCACACTATCACATCATGGCAGGAAACGTGGCAACCCTACAAGGCATTAATGATCTTGCAGACTGGGGAGCAGACTCCGTTCGATGTAATATCGGAGGTGGTTCGATTTGTTCCACGCGCATCCAGACTGGCCATGGATTACCGGGGCTGCAAACGATTATCGAGTGTGCAAAAACAGACAGAGACGTTAAAATTATTGCAGACGGAGGTATTAAGAACTCTGGCGACATGGTTAAGGCTTTGGCGGCAGGAGCGGACGCCGTGATGGTGGGCTCGCTGCTCGCAGGAACCACCGAGACGCCAGGAGATATTCTTATGGACGCTCAAGGGGCGCGTTGGAAAACTTATCGCGGAATGGCTTCTAAGGAGGCGCAAGTGGAATGGCGTGGAAAATACTCATCTTTTGAGGGTGTAGCGACTCGCGTTCCTTGCCGCGGCTCTGTTGAAATTGTTTTGGAGGACTTGGAAAAAGGCATTCGCTCGGGCTTTTCATATACCGGGGCCCGAAACCTTAAAGAACTTCAAGCTAAAGCTCAGTTTGTTGAACAGACCACCTCTGGCTTGTCAGAGAGTCGCACCCACATTAATACGAGGAGTTGGTAATGTCGGAAGACGTGGCCAATCCCCATTTGGATAAAAAGGTTGCGTTTGTTGAAAACACACACCAGCACGCCAAGCTTATCTTAAAGTTGCGTCACGATGGTGTAACTCAGTCAAAGTTCTTTCGTGCAATAATCGCCGGCTATCTTGATGGCGATGAGCGCATCCAAAGCTACATTGACGAGATGAAGCCGCAAAATAAGAAAAAGAAAGCCAAATCAAAACAGTTGAGAAACAAAGGAAAGCAGATGATGGAAGATTTCGGATTGAACGAGGGAGAGATAGAGAACATATTTGATTTAATCGAAGAGGAGCATCCAGAGTTATGAAAAACTTCGATGGTCTACGTGAGTGTTCCCGCAAGTGCATGAAAAAAAGGAGACAATGCAAAGAAACAGAATGTAGGCTTTGGCAAGATTACCCGGATGAATATAATTGCACTCTGATTTCGGTTCACGAACACGGCTCCATGACTTTGCGCGAGGTCGCGGAGCGTGAACATCTCTCATTTGCGAGAATAAAACAAATAGAAACTAAAGCGCTGAAAAAACTCAAGTCTTTAAATTTAATAAGTTGTTTTCGATTTTAAGGTTATTATAGAAACAACTTACTATTTATTTTTGAAGTTTATGTCATTAAACAAGGAGATTTTACAATGGCTCGTAAGAAATTACTATCAGAAGGCGAGATTCGCCAATTTATGAAGCTCGCTAACTTGCGACCCCTGGCTGCCAAGCGCCTTAGCGAATATTCGGACATGTCCGGCACCCGCGACGAGGACGAGCACCTTTCGAGTGAGCTTCACGCCACAGAAGATGAACTAGGCAAAGAAGATCACGTAGCTGATGAAGAGTCCGATGAATTAGCTGCTATGGATGACGCTGCTCCCGCCGGCGGAAATATGGTTTCTATGGATGATTTCATGGCTGCACTAGAGGTTGCTATTGAAGATGTAACCGGCGAAGAAGCAGAAGTTTCTGCCGATCCGGGCGAAGAAGAGCTTGAGGTGGCTGATGTCGATATGGTGGGTATGGGCCCCGATGGCGCAGAGATGGAAGTCAGCGCCGAAGACGAGATGGTTGCTGAGATTGTTCGCCGTGTTGCCGAGGCCATCGATCTTCGCAAGAGCCCAGATAATCCTTTGGCTGCTGGGACTCCAGCCCGCCGCCAGAAGTATGGTGGCAACCCGGGCGACATTCCCGCTGCTGATCGTAAAAAGAAGGGTCATTATGGCCGCGGCGGAAAGACTAAAGAAACTGCCAAAGAAGAGGGTGAAGGCGATTACGGAGAAGTTGCCGAAGAGAAGATCGTCGCAGAGGTCGCCAAGCGTGTTGCGCGCCGACTTCAGCGTGAAAACCAGAAAGACCAGATGGCTGATCAGTTGGCCGAACGCATTATGAAGAGACTTACAAAGTAGCTTGACAAAATCATAATTTTGTGATACATTAACCACTGGGGAAACTCAGTGGTTAATTTTTTGAGGTGATTAGATGGGTCCATGGTGGTTATATATTATCGTTTTTGTGTTTGGGTATCTGACCCATAAGACGTTTTATTTCTTTCGTTCGTTGAAGATTAGCATTGGGCTAATACGAGTCTCCCAACTAGTTAGTTTAGCAGTGTTAGCCAAGTCTATGGAGAACTTTTATTACTCTCACACAGCGCGCCTTCGCCATATGAAGGAGCACGGAGAGGAAGAAAAGGCAATCAGAGCAGCGAGGCGTTCTTTTAATATGGAAATTGCAAGCTATAAAGAAAATTCTATTAAAGAGATTTTAGACTTACATCCCAAATTCTATGATCCGATTATTGATTTCGATAATTGGAAATCAGCAATGAAGCATTTAGAAGACAACAATCACTATGTGTTACAACTTTTAAGCCAGGATAAAAATGATAAAGAAAATTCTTGATAAACTAACGAGCCAAGAAGAATCAAAAATAGTTCTTTTAGATCCAGCGGCATTAGCTGGTGGAAAAGCAGAGCCAGATCTGCGTATCATCGGAATGTTTTGTGATGTGCACGAAGAGAAAGTGGCTGAAGTCATCCACGCAATGCTTTATTTAAATGAGATGAATCGAACAGCGAAAGAGGGCGATCGCCGCGCTATAGAGTTTTATTTATCAACATACGGCGGAAGCGCGGACGATATGTTTGCGCTTTATGATATTATGCGCACCATTCGACAGGAAAGCGAAATACACACCCTAGGCTTAGGAAAAGTAATGTCGGCGGGAGTTTTGCTTCTTGCGGCTGGCACCAAGGGAAAGCGCCGTATTGCGAAAAACTGCCGCATAATGATTCATTCTGTGGCTGCGGGAAATCACGGAAACCTTCAAGATTTAACGAACGAACTAGAGGCCATCTCCGATCTGCAAAAAATGTATACTACGTGCTTGGTGGCAGAAACCAACATGAGCGAGAGCGATATAAAAGAAATGCTCAATCGTAATGTTAACGTCTATTTATCTGCAGAAGAAGCAGTTAAACTTGGAATTGCCGATATCATTATCTGAGGAAAACAAATGTCTGAATTAAGAGAAATATTGAGAGAAGAATATATCAAGCAAATGCAAAATCTTGACTTGAGAACATTGCTTGAAATGATTGAGGATGTGATGTCCTCTCCGGTTAAAACTATCAAAGAGGAAGAAGCACCGGAAATTGATTTAAAAAGCAAGAAAGAAAGCCGGCAATTACAAATGCTGTTAAACTTAATTCCCGACATTGCCGTTTCCGAACTTGGGTGGTCGGATGTAAAGACAACTGAAACAGGCGATATTATTGATAAAGGCCCGCAAAGGCGCCTATTAGAAGGCTATCTTTCCAATGTGAAAGGCGGAAGTCTTAAAGAAAAGATCAGCAAAGTGTCACAGTTTTATTCTGATGGTCTTGGATTAATATCGCAAGAGGCTGGCTCAGATCGAACTAAAACAATTGTTCAGGCAATCTCTTACCTCGTATTTTACAAGACGCTTACAAAAGTCATCACAAATTTTAATGCGTCCTCAGCTGGATTTAGTTTTGAATCATTCCTGGCTGTCCTTAGTGATGGTTATCAAATTCCGGCTAACACCGGTACAATCGCTGATTATATTGATAAATCTGAAAACAAAACGATCCCCGTGAGCCTCAAGTTGTATCGCGAGGGCGGACTTGAGGTCGGAGGAAGCTGGAAAGATTTAGTGAACGACTTGACGATGGAAGGGGATGCGACTAAAAGGTGGGCTAGTTCTTTTCCGCGCGCCATGAGGTACGTAGTATGCACTAAAACTCTGGAAGGCGATGACCTAGAGCAGGAAGGTAAAATTCACTTTTATCAATTTGATTTTACTCTCGACAATGTTATGAATATCCTTGTTAATTCTGGCGATAAGTCGCGCAAATGTATTATGTTGCCCGTAGAAGTTGTGAGTGCGGTCCAAAAACCCGAGGGTCCAAGAGGGATGGAGAATTACATGAACGATATTCTTCCTTCGCAAACTAATTTACCCTCGGCACAAGAGCTAGAGCAAATATTTATAAACGGCATCAAAGACAACAAAAAACTTTCAGGGTTTAGGGGGCGCCTTGTGAACGATAAGGTAAACATAAGCGAAGATCAGATTGCAGCGCTGCTAACAGAGTTGGATTTTGCTAAAAATGATGACTTGTTTTTGCCAGCTCCAGAAGAATATTTTGGAAACGCCCCGGGTCCCCATCCAATCGTTCGCGGCTTGTCTAAGATAGACGCAAAAGAAGTGGAGCGAATTTTTAAGAAATTAGAATGGCCATATGAGCTTAAAAAAGAAAATGGACGAAAAGCATGGCAAAATCTTGGATGGGCTATTGGTGCTGGTAATACAGCTGTCATTGCTTCGGTGGGAGCCACAAAGCAGAAAGATAAGCGTAAAGCGGAAATAAATAGAATGGTCGCTGAGGGAGGATTCTATAGCGCAGATGAATCAACAAAGAAGTATAATATGCTCGGTACCGAACAAAAGAAAGTATGCCTGCTAAATAGTTTAGGATATCTCAGAACATTTAAGTTCCATCTTTCGCAAACAACGGTGCTGGGATTGGGCCCAGATGCCAAATTTAAAGATCTCGGCTCGATCGAGATTGGTCGTTCGAAGGTGGCAGAGATGCTTGGCAATGCCACGGATCTCTTAAACAAAGAAGTGGGTCAGATCTTCCAAGCCCTTAAGGATCTATCTGATAGTTTAAATGCGTTTTTTGCTGGTTTAGATGGGGACGTGGCGGGCTATGCCGACTCGGCAGTCGCCAATGCTAAAAGTATCAGTAAAAAGAATATCCTTCAGACCAAAACAGACCCGGAAGATGCTGAACAATTATCACTTTTTCCAGGAAGATAGCTTAAATAACTTGACAAAATGTTCGCGAAAGATTATAATGTATACATAGCTTAAGAGGGATTAATGAGCAGAGCATATGATGACAACCAAACTCTTCAACAAAAGATTATTAAAGGCGCAAACGTACTGGCAGACAACGTAGCGTCAACACTTGGACCAAAAGGTCGCAATGTTCTGCTAAAAGAAAAAGGGCAGCAGCCGTTTATCACTAAAGATGGCGTAACGGTGGCTCATTTTGTAGCCTTGGAAGATCCTTTTGAAAATGCCGGCGCCCAAATTTTGCGGCAAGCGGCAGTAGAAACTAATAATGAAGCTGGGGATGGCACCACTACATCTACGATATTAGCACGCGCCATTCTTCGCGAATCTCAACGATTTATTGCGTCTGGTGTTTCGCCCATAGAGTTGCAGCGCGGCATCGATTTGGCTGTTAAGGAGGTGGTGACCAATTTAAAGAAGCTAGCCCGGCCGGTTAAAAGAGTTGCCGATGTTGAGCATGTGGCTGCTATATCTGCCAATAATGACAACGCTATAGGTAAACTTATCGCCACAGCTGTCGATAAAGTGGGACAAGACGGCTCCATTACGATTGAAGAGTCACGCTCTCTTGAGACTTCCTTGGATATTACTGAAGGCTTTAGGTTTGATGCTGGATTTTGTGCTGGCGCCTTTATTACTGATGAACGCCGCGGAATAATGCATTACGAGGAGCCCTTGTTTCTAGTTACCGATCACAAAATCTCAAATGTGGAGTCTATTTTGCCTGTGTTGGAGATGATTGCTAGAGAGAATCGACCCTTGGTTATTGTTGCTGAAGATATCGAAGGACAGGCGCTAGCGGCCATGATCATGAATGCAATGCGGGGAACTCTTAAGGTTGCCGGGATTAAGGCTCCGATGTATGGAGAAGAAAGAAGGAATATTCTTAGTGATTTGGCGACATCGGTTGGAGCACATTTTATTACCCGCGAAAGTGGAACAAAGATAGCCGATGTGCAGATGAGTGATCTTGGAACGGCACAGTTTATTGAGAGCAATAAATATAATACTACCGTTGTGGGGGGACAGTGTGACTATGAGATGATCGAAGAAAGGATCACTTCTCTTAAGCAACTTATCAAGGATACTCCTTCGATCGAGCAATGCAAGAGAATTCAAGAGCGCATTGTACGCCTTTCGTCTGGTGTGGCTGTTATTCGAGTGGGGGGAGCAACCGAAGTTGAGATGACTGAAAAGAAGCACCGCATCGAAGATGCTCTAGAAGCAGTAAGATCAGCCCAGCAAGAGGGAATTGTTTGTGGTGGAGGAGTGGCTCTTCTACACGCCGGCAATTCAATTGCGATTACTTCTAAGCAAAATGATCAGGCATACGGAGCATCCGTAATTCGCGAAGCGTCCCGAGAGCCGATACGTCAGATGGCGCTCAATGCCAATGTGTCGCCCGACATCATAATCGATAAAATTTTGAGCGCTCCTAAGAATTATGGTTGGAATTTTAGGACGGGAGAGCTAGTCGATCTAATTAAGAATGGCATCATAGATCCCGTTAAAGTTACTCGAACAGCTCTTCAAAACGCAGCCAGTTGCGCTGGGACCTTAATAACCACTAACTATGGGATCATTCAAACGGAGTAAAATATGACCGAGAACATGAAAAAAGGAGATCTAGTCTGGATCCCGCAAAGCGTTAGATTACATTGGTACAAGGAAGACGAAGAGAATTTTAGATATTTAATTACCGATGAACCCACCACAGCGGTGGTGTGGGATGAAAAAGACAACAGCTATGATGTATATATGCGCGGCGCTGTTTGGACAGTCAACAAGGAAAGTACCTATTATGTGGAGAATCGATAATGTTAGTTAAACTTACAGAGGTGTGTAATAACGGCGCCGTGACCACCAATAAAATGTATTCATTAAGAGAAATTTTCATCAATCCCGAACATGTTGTGATGATTCGCGAAGAGAAGCGGATGAAAGAGCTGAACGAAAGAGGAAAAGTGGCCAATGGCTTGGATGACGCTCATCAGTTTTCAAAATTAACGATCAATCGCGGACACACCGGTACCGAAATTGTAGTAGTGGGCTCTCCAGAGGTGGTTGAAAACACACTGAATAACAGCCGCCATTTATTGAGAGGCTAATATGTCGCCAAGAATTAATATTAGCTATTCGATCAAACTAGAGGCGCTAGCGAGCGAGACTAACCGGCTGTATGCAGCGCTCTTAGATGAAATTAATGCCGCGGCCGCCCGATATAAGATGCCCTCTGAAGTATTGTCTCCAGAAACGCTTAAAGAGATTGCGGAAATAAAAGATTTCACGCGGGACCTTAATTATCGTTTAGTGGATATCGAAGGCATTGTTAAATCTTATTTGAGTTATATCTCAGAGGACCCCCCAGCAAGTCCTGATGGCACAAATATGGAATCGATGTATGATAAATTGGGCGAGCTAGCTAAAAAACTAGGGATGGAAAAAAATGAGCATGAGATCTCCGATTAAGGATTTGAGATTTAAAAATCACTCTCTTGCCCCATTAAAATCTCTAATAGAAAAAGGCTCCACAGTAAACACTTATGGCTTATTTTCGGGAAATGTGGAAATTTCACTTAGTTTGGCCGACGTCAAAGTTAATGCGCTGACTGATAAGCCTATTATATATCAATTTTGGTATTGCTTGTTTGAGAATAGTGACCGTCTCTATAACATCCTCACGCATGAATCTTTTAAATTCAGAGGGGTAGGTGAATATAGTCTGTTG